CGGCGATTTTATGTAAAATACCTCTGCCACCGCCCCGGTCAAGTCCTTTGCTATAATTTTGATTTTAGACGATTGCACATAGAAAAATACATCCGTATCGGAATAAAAATACTCGTTTTCTAATCTGTCTAACTCTTTGGCTTCGATCTCGGTTGCCCAATAAACCGTACCATCTATGGTTACTCTGACAGCCAATACACATTCTTTGCCTTTTAAAACTGTGTAAGTTAATGACGATAATGCTATCTCTCCACTGGAACAATCTAAATCGCTATCAATAATCTGCAGTTCAGAAACAAAGTTTTCGATATATTTTGTTAATTCTAATTGCCCCTTATTTAAGGCTTTCAATTTAATTACTTGAGTAAACAATCGCTGTTCACTATCGTTTAAGCGAAGTGCCAACTCATCAAGTATCGCCGCTACTGTTGCGAATATTGAGGCAGTATTACTTTTATACCAGATTCTTATTGAGGTGTCATACCAAATACTTGCAGTCAAATCTTCAAAATAGTCCATAAGTTTTATCTTGTTATTGTCCTCTACGAATGTCCCATTAACATAGAATATCGCCTACAAAAAGCCTCGTCTTTCGTATAATATCTGTCGTCGCCTCGGGTATCATTGTGATATTGTGTGTGGTCATCATCTGATAGCCCTGCTAAACCTCCATGATCAAGTTGCCCTCCCTGTCCCTCTGTATTTGAATGGACATGATCTACAATATTACTAATTAAATTCCCTACACTTGTCCATGTCCCTTTAGAGTTTATCCATAAAACTTTATTTGTACCATCATCACTTAATTTTAACTCTCCATGTTCGCCACCTTTAGGCGAAACCGAGGAATTAAGTACTTTTTCATAACTAGCCTTGCCTACTAACTTCCAAATATCTTTTAATTGATTATTTAAGATAGGTATCTGGCTCGGTGCAAAGCTCATAATATAAGTGAATTTTTTCATTATAGCTCTACTAATATAATAACATAAATTTACATCCTTTGGCTCTTGGCTCTCAATCAAATGCAGTTATTAATCTTATGGTTTTCATTAACGTAGCAAAATTATTTTCTTTTAATACTTTTTACTTTTGATAAGATAGTTTCATTTTTTATAAAACATCTTGTTTCTATTTCTTTACCATCAAGATGTTTAGTATTCGCATCAAACCCAATTATTTTCTTGTCATTTGTTATTTCTGCACTATCTATTGTTGTCCAATAATTCTTGTGTTTTAAACGAATTTGATAATAAACAAACTGTTTGTTTTCTGATTTTAATTTTTTTATTTCTTCGGTGCTAAAAGCAGAATCAAAAACAATTTCTATTTTATCTTTTGCCCGAAGTTTAGTCTTACCAAATGAATAAGCTTTCTGGTCAATAATCGGTTTTTGACAATAAATTTCAGTAAAATAACAAATAACAAACCCCAAACTTAACAAAGCTACTAATATTTTTTTCATTTTACAACCTCCGGTTAAAAGTTAATTATTACCATAATTCTGAATTTAATCTCATAGCCCAAATACGGTAATCATTAGAACTCGCATTACAAGCAAAAAATACATAAATATATCCATCATTACCTGAATAAAAAGTTGGAACACCACCGCTATGATCCGAAGCATAGTAGAAGTTATTGTTAGAACCTGTACCTGTCCCCCAAATTGGGGGATAAGAAGTCCAACCTACATATTTCTGCATAATATTAATCCATAATGGGGAACGTGGGTCTTCAATCCAATAAGGGTTTCCATCACGCTCAGTTCTATATGCAATCCCCCATTGACGATTTGCTTTGCTCCCCGATTGATGCCAAATTGAAGTACCTGCTACAAGAGCATAAATTCTATTTTTAAAAAGAAACATTGAAACCATATCACTATAACCTGATCTATATGACATTTTGTAACTGTAATGAGTAGCAAGTATAGAATCTTGATTAGCTTCAAATGGGCCAAAAGGTGTATTTGAATATGCCTCATGTATAGTCCAATTGTCAAGAGTTACAGAACCACCTATAGAACCATAAGTATCTTTATTACAAAATAACATTAAATATTTACTTCCATATTGGACAATAGTTGGAAATTGTTCACCCGCATCATTAGAGGGAATATTTGTCAATACAGAATCGCCTTCATCATATAGAATATTGCCATCCTCATCTATTGTCAAATAAAATAAATGTTCAGTAGCTGCTTCATCATTCGAACCCCGAACATAGGCAATATAATTATCTTCATTATTTGATTTTACGATTGCATCAATTCTTGCCGTTGTACCCCTTCCTTTAGCTGCACATGTATCTAAAATAGGCTGATCATTATTTAATATATGCCATGCGTCTGGATAAAAAATACTATCAGGATGAAATTTAACTAAACCTGTTGGTCTGTATTTATTAGGATTTGATCCTCCAACAAACATTCTTAAATACCCATCAGAATGTTTAAAAATTGGGCCTGGCATAACAAATGTTTGTCTCCAAGAGCTGCCTCCATCGGGAGCAAACAATGGCTCTTGACACCACTCCCAACCAGCAGCAAAAGGGTTGTAAATTATAACAGTATCGCCACCAGTGATTGTCCAGCTTCCCGTCATTGACGTACAATATAATTTTTTCTCTGAATAATTCCCACTATCAACTCTTACTATTTCGGTATCATCACCCGAACGATTTGGTTCGGTCCCAGTTTCTTGCCAACTATTTGTTACCAACATCGCCCAAAGAGAATCATCATCAGTAGGCGAAATTAAAGATGTACGATATGGAATCCAATTCAACACAACCTCTCTACTGGCTCCACTTCCAGAAAGACTTTGTATTACAATATAATTATTCCCAGTTAAATTGTTAAATGTTGTATCTTTATAGACACATTGTTGTAATGGAAAAATATCTTCTCCAAGCCAGAAAGGTTTTTTTATTTCAGGTATATCAAGAGTTGTTAATATTGTAGCTGAATTTTTTTTAAATGCCCCCCCTGTGTTAATTTCAACACCACTTGTGGCTGTTATTATTACCGTATCCTCTGACACAATATTTATCGTATTGGCACTTTTTACAGTGTCAACAAGTGTTACCGAAGTAATTACTTTTTTTACATCAATATTACCATAAATCCGCCTTCCGTTAATATCTCTTTGAGCAAATGAAAGCGATAGCGTTAGTAAATTTAAAGATAGTATGAAAATTAATTTTCTCATGTCATCTCCATTTTAAGTAAAAGAATCTTGTTATAAAATTTTATCAAATTATGTAATTTCAGCACCAAATAAACTAATAGTAATCGCTGAAGCAACTGAAATCTTGTAGGCAAAGTTCCCCGCTGCGTCATTCATCGGGATGTAGCAAGGTATCCGATAACTTCCTTTTGCCTCAAGAGCTTCTTCCCAAACTAATGCAGTGCTTTCATTATAAGTCGTTCCGTCATCATCGCAGAATAATGAATAAATTGCTTCTGCTTCTGTTGTATTACATAACCAGATTTCTTTGATGATAGCCGTTGTGCTTGCCCCTGGGCTATAAACAGAAACAGCATTTGTGCTATTTTCCCTTGCTTGCGTTAGTTGTTTTTCTTGAAAAGCCATTATGATTGTCCCATTAATGTTGAGTATCGCTTATAATAAGCCTCATTATTATCGGTTAGTCCGCCATAATTAGTGGTTAATTTCCAACGTACTGTGCCGGGATTCGTGTCAGGAGCGATTACATCGGGTGAAGATTCAGCCCCGCCGGCATCAGCATCACAAAAATAAATGTAGAAATTAGACGAAATAATCACAACCGCAGCATCCTGATTATTAAGTGTCGCTCCGTCTATTGAATCAAGCGCACCATCGCCTCCACCTGTTAATGCTGTACAGAAATATGCTTTTTTAATATCCATTAGGTGTCCCTCCCACTCGTGCCAATATTTTCAGCGGCCGTATATCGAGCATTTAGTATCTCTATTTCTGCCATTGCTATATCCAACGCTGCTTGTTTACGATCCAATTTTCCATCTACCCCCCAACAAAGAGCCTCGGCTAACATTAAAATTAATGGATGTAATGCTTTATTCAAAATAGGATCAACATCGGTTGTCATCGTAGTAGGCGCTTTCAAATAAAAGACCTTCCCTTTTGTTAAGGCTGTAGTTGTAGTTAAGGGATAAATTGAGTTAGCGAAAATATAATAAAGCGGGTTAGCATCACTACCTGCTAAATAGGTATTCTCGGTTTTCTTCAATTGTTCTAAATCTTCTTCCGTTGCCCAAATAAATGAACCCGACCCGCCAATCTGGATAGCCACTTTCAAAATACCTTCTGCACCACGAAATATGGTATTGCCAATCCCACTTAACGCATAAGTTGTGCTGAAATCGAGTGTTGCTACGGATATAGTCTCTAATTCAGCCAGATAACAGTTATGAACTGATTGGGCTACTTGAATTTGTGCTTTATTAAGCATAACCATTTTCAAGACAGTTGTGAAAATAGTGGCTGCTGCATCTTCGAGTCTAAGACCCAATTCGGCAATCATGCTATTTGTTATATCTCCTGCTGCCATAACATTTCCTAAATATTTCTACCTTTTGTACCTATCCCTTCTGCAGGGGTATATTTTTCATTTAACATCTTGATCTCATTGAAAGAGGCTGTTAATGCTGCGTTTCTTCGTTCCAACTTTGCGTCCATAGCCCAACAAATGCTCTCAGATAAACTTACTATTAATGGATGCAGTGAACTATTAAGAATAGGATCAACACCAGTAGTCATAGTTGTTGGAAGTTTTAAATAAAGCACTCGACCTTTTAATAAAGTATATGAAGTAACTGAAACATAAATAGTATTAGAAAACACATAATAAAGAGGGTTGTCATCGCTGCCAACTAAATAAGGATTCTCGACTCGTTTGATTTTCTGCAAGTCCAATCTGGTAGCATAAACATAAGAACCCGATCCGCCAATTTGAACACTTACTTTCAATATCCCTTGTGATCCCCGCATAACTGGAGCAGATGTCAAGCCTGATGTTGCATAGCCAGAAGTTGCAATTCCACTCCAATCAATTGCAGTCTGCTCTACTTCTAACTCTGTCAAGTATGAATTATGAAGCATATTAGCAAGTTGTAATTGCGCTTTATTCAAAGCCTCCAGCTTAAATGTATTCGTGAAATTTATCGCGGCTGCATCTTCTAAACGAAGTCCCAACTCGTCGAGCATTAATGTAGTAATCTCACCAGGCATTAATTTGTCTCCAATTTAATATTATAAATTTCTGTTTCATTGGTTGTAGTAGTTGTATCAATAATCTCTATTTTAAAAGAATGACATCGTAATCGTATTGCCATTTTAGAAGTTATAATATTAGGACTAACTGCCAAAGTGCCAATAGTTGTTGATGAAGAACTACCATTCAGATAACATTTGACCGTTAATTCAACTGCCGATTTATAACGAATCGACACGCTTCTGATGAGACCAGTACGTCCACCTGTATCGCCTGTAATATTAAAGAATTTAGTCGCTACACAACTTCCTACCGCCTCTTCTTCTGTTATTGAATATATCTTGTCGTCAGATTCATTGAATA